CTCTACGATTTCATACGCCTGTTCCATGGTGGTATCTTCAGTACACTCCCAATCATAGAACACACTCGCGAACGCGTCGTCACCCGCACCCATACCACGGTGCGGCATGCGTTCCGTACCTTGGTAATGTGCGATAGAGTACTGTGCCGTGAGATTATACAACGATCCCATCATCATAGTACCCTTCAGTCCCGAACCGAGTCCGTTAATGAGCTTGACTAGACGCCACTGCCCCACAACGCGAGAACGAGCGGTTACGATCCTCTCAATCTCGGGGTTAGTTTGGTCCGCGTCAGGCGTACCCTCCTGCCAAGTGCGCTCCGCAATCGACAAGATTTTGAAGCAGAACACTACTCCTGCCGCCTTCACGATGTCTTGGTATTCCGGACGGAACATCTTCGCTACGATACGCATGTGAATCAAATACATCAAAGCTGCGATCAACGTCGCATCGAAGTTTGACTCATCAATCGATAGGATGATGCCTCCGCGCTGAAATGTGCGTTTCATCTGGTCAACCATGCACCTTACACGGTCATCCGGCTTCATTAGGCTAGTCAGTTCTACACACTGCTTAGCTTTCATGTGCTGCATGACTGCGTCATAGACGCAGGCGTGAATTGAACCCCATACTGCATCGGGAATCCAAATCGCTCTCTGCTTACCGGGCTTGGGCTCGATGTTATCGGGCTCAAGGTGCTTGTATCCGTGTCTCTGCACCCTAGTGAAGTTGGTGAAGAACATGTTCGAATCTGATATCCGAAGATCCAGATTCCTAAGAAGTTCCTGTACCATGTCGCAAATACGACAAGGTCCGACATAGCCATCCCCATCGTCAACGTCATCGGCAAGCATTTCCGACAAGTCAATGCCGTAGACATTTTGGAAAAGTTTGGCCAGTCCCTGCGAGGCCGGGTTCATAGCGTGGTCATAGACAGGAAAGCCCATGGTTCCATCGTTTGAATTCTCGTCCTGAAAGACACGAACTTTGTGAAAAGGCGTTGGTACGAGCGTACCCCACTCCACCCCTTCCTCATCGAAATCAGCGATGAGGTCATCGATGGCTAAGTTGATGAGTTGCCAAGTTGGCGGCTCCAGTGCCGGCGCATGTAACCCCTTATACAAGAAGTTCTTAACGCTTCCAACAAAACCAGCGATGGTGCAGTTGTCGTACGCTCCTCCGGTCAGCGACTGATGGCGCTCGACTTCCAACAGTAGCCTGTCTTCGACCGTCTGGGCTTGTGACTCAATATACGCCAAATATTCTTGAGACACTTTCAAGTTCCAATCTGCGATCTTAGTGTTGCGTTCTTCGCAGCGTTTAGCGAACTTAACCTCTTCGGCTTTGTATGTGGCCTTCTTGTAGTCAAGGCGCGGAGCGGGACCGAAAAGCTTAAACCCAGTACCACGAACGGGTGTTGAGCCAAGAGGTCTAACGGACTTATTGCGAACCGCCTCATCGTTAGACTTCATGCGAGGGAAGATATTTGCGCCTGGTACGGTCGTATCTTTACGGGTAGCCCTACGCAACACACGTTCTGCTTCCTCGAGACTAATCGCGCTGTCGTCGATGGTAACGACATTGGCCGCCGCGTCAAACCTCATGGCACTGTCGATTCCTGCGACGTCAATGCTTTTAACGTACTGATCATTATTCAGCTGAAAAGTCATCGTCTGTATCCTCCGCTGTTGCAGGATCGTAGCCCTCTACTCTTTCTTCGGGAATACCTGCAATTGCGGTTATTTAACACACCATCGCGTGGACGAATCAAGCCCAGCCCCACTTACGACATTCGCGCAGGGCACAGGGGGGTGTGTGAACGCTTGAGCGTAGATACCACGTCTACTGGTAACCAGCC